TAGACGCATCATTGTTTAATCAGACATTCTATTCCTCTGATTATGGAAATATAAAGAGCAGCCACATCATGCGGAATCCATGACTGCCCAGACCAAGAGGAGGTCTTAATTTATCCATTCATCATATATTGCAACTAGTGCTACTACATACATGCTGATTGCTAAAACTGTTATAAGTAATTGCATTAATATAATCATGAGTATTGTTCCTTAATTTGATTAACTATTGCACTGTTGTAAAACAACCAATAAAGCTGTTTTTTACTACGTTTTTTAACCTTGTGTAATGGTTCATTAGTGCGTTGATGAAACCACTGTACAAGCTGATATTTATGACGATACAAGCATTGCATTTTTTTACCTGCTATTTTTTTTGTGTAGGGTTTAAATAGATACACCTAATCACTAGGACTAAGTGTATCTATGGGAAGAACTATCTGCTTTGAACAGTACCAAACCTTGATAAGCCACTCCTATCATTGATTGGTTCAGGTCGAACAACCTTATAGATGGTTGTAAGAAAGCCACCAGTAGTACAACTACTTTCCACTATATCATCAGAGAAATGGTAGTTGTCCTGCATAGCTAACAGGCTTTCACGAACCTCAGCACGCTCATCCTCTGTATGCCAGATTTTGATGAGCTTAGCATTAGCTACCTGAGTATCAAATCTATCATCGCTCATGTCATTGATAGATTCGTGACTGATCTCACCAGTCTTATGGTTAACAGTCACATTAGATTGAGTAGATTTATACTCAGCATTAGCACTATGTATATGTATATCTAATTTCATTGTTTTATTCCTTATCTTAGTTAATTAACAGTGGCGTTTGCGCCACCACAACGAGGGCGTACCATCTTTGAATTGGGTATGGGAAAACTCAACAGTATAAGTAAGTGGTATCCCCAATTTAAAGGGGGTAGGGGTACTGTATATCTCCCCCACACATTCTAAAACAAATTTTTAAAAGTTATGTAGAGCGAGGCCTTTTGCAATGCATATCTTCTTTTATGTCAAGAAAGTATTTTAATCCAAATACAGGTGTTTTATCAGAGTTTAACGATGAAAAAAACGATTGGGTGGATTGCAATATAAATAATACGAATATTGAAGAATTTTTATTTTTACGAGACTATATAGAAGCTGAAATGCAAATTGAATCAACAATAGAAATGCAATATGACGACTATGAAGTGCAATTTGAAAAAAAATTAAAAAAAGTGTTGCAAAACTAGTTCTAACGGATGCTTTTTATACAGTATATATACAGTACAGTATATAAAGAGTATTATTATACTACGTATAATAATACAGAAAAGTATATATACAGTAGTTCTGATGGATTATTTAACTAGAAAGTTAAAAATAAACAATTATCAGGATGTAACCTATCCTGTATATACCAAAGAAGAAGCAATCACAAAGCAAATTGCCTATAAACCTTGGAAAGAGTGTAAAGCAGGGGATTATGGCATTACGGATGATAATTATATTGGAGAGTGCATTGCAAAGAACCATTATAAGAGTGGCATTGAGTTACAATTTGTCTTTGGTAGAATGTGGTTAAACGATAGAGCAAAGTTATTATACGAACCAAGAAGAGAGTCTGGTAATTATGCAACAGTATCATCTGAATCTTGGGAATATATAGAAGGAAAAAGCAGTAGAACACAACGAGCAGTAGATATTTACACAAGAATGCTACTAAGTGGGCAAGGCATAAATTGGTCAATTATTGGAAAAGCATATAGGCCAAAACAAGAAAGACCTGACCTAACTGCAAAAAGATTATTTAAACAGGAGACTGTCAAACAAATGGTAGATAAAAAAATAGACAAAGCTTTACAAGAGCGTGGCATAGCAGAAGGCGATGTTTTAGATGTAATTGCTGATGCAATTGGTCTTGCAAGAGATAAAGAAGACCCAGGAACAATGTTACGTGGTGCAGAACAATATATACGCATATTAGACATGTTACCTAAAAAAGCAGTGCAAACAGATACAATGCAGATTGACATGACAAGTCAAATCGTAGATCAAATTGCAAAAGAAGAGAAACGAGTAAAACTTGAACAAAAGAAAGAAATAACACATGATGGATGAGAATAGAGGTTTAGATTCGATTGATATACGCCCTATATGGCTGAAAAAACGCATTCTTTTAAAATATATAGATGAAGACCAGATGGAATTATTTTATTCGATTTTAAAGACAATTGCGGAAGAAAACGGAATTAAAGTGGAAGATGGTGAAGCAGATTACGTATTAGGTACTGATTATTAACAAACGCACACAAACTCATACTGGTTAAGTAAAATACAAAAGGTGTCAGCAAAAGTTAATAATAAAGCTATTTTAAACAAATTGAAGCACGATATGGTTCTTTTTGGTAAAATAGCTATGCCTCAGATGTTTTCTGTGCCATCTCCGCAGTTTCATTACACAATATCAAAAGATTTGCTTGATAGTGAAAATAAGCAAATTAATATAATCGCCCCCAGAGGTCACGCTAAAAGTTCAATAGTAGGTGGTGTCCTCCCTATGTACCATTTAATGTTCGATAAAGGAAAAAAGCTAATTGTCTTGGTATCTCGAACTCAAGACCATGCCGTAAAGCTTTTAGGTACAATAAAAGATTGTTTGGACTATTCTCAACAGTTTAGACAATTATTTGGTTATTGGGGGCAACATTCTGCACGTACTTGGTCAAAAGCAGAAGTAGAGCTAAAAGATGGCTCTATGATAATCTGCAAAGGCACAGGCCAACAGTTACGTGGAATTAAAGTTGGTAATCAACGGCCTACGCTTATTATTGTAGATGACCCCGAAGATGAAAACAATACAAAAACCGCTGAAGCAATGGAACATAACTTAAGATGGCTTTTACAGTCAGCAGTTCCATCGGTTGACCCGCAAAAAGGTAGAATCATTGTAATTGGCACTCCACAACACGAAAGATGTCTTGTTGAAACATTAAAAGTAATGAAAGGGTGGACAAATAGAGTTTTTAAACCAAATATAGAAAAAAACATTTCCCTGTGGGAAGAATGGTGGCCTGTAAAAAAATTAATACAAAAAAAAGAAGAATTAGAGTCAATTAATAGATTGTCTGTGTTTTACAGAGAATATATGTGTGAAATCGTAGGTGACGAAGATCAATTGTTTAAAAAAGAAGATATACAGCACTATGAAGGCAAACTGCGATTTAATAAAGAAGGAAATGCCATGTTAGACATAACAGAGCTTGATGGCGAAAAAGTTGAAGAGTCTGTGCCTATAAATATTTTTACAGGCGTTGACCCAGCTTCGAGTGTTAAACAAACTGCTGATTATTCTGTGATATTTAATTTAGCAATTGATGACAAAGGCAGAAAGTTTGCTTTGCCTTATTATAGAAAACATGCAAAGCCACTTGCTTTAGCAGAAGCTATTGTAGACAACTTTAGAATGTATCGCAGTACTAAAACTCGTATTGAGTCTGTTGGGTATCAAGAGATGTTACGTCAATACGTTCAAATGAGATGCGATGAAGAAGGATTGTACATTCCTGGCTTAAACATAAAAGAAAACCCTCGAACAAGCAAATCGCATAGATTAGAAAGTTTGCAACCTTCGTTTGCTAAAAAAGAAGTATTTATTATGAAAAACATGCAAAACCTTGAAGATGAAATGCTTTTATTTCCACGAGGTAAACATGATGATATTTTAGATGGATTATACTATGCATTTAAAGGTTCATACAAACCTCACCATGAAGACGCTGAAATTCCTACACTTGGAACAAAGTGGTTTCAATCAAACGACTGGCAAATTACTTAATCTTGTAGACCGAGGATTTCTGGAGTTAATAATTTTTCCTCCAGTATGCCCCACACTAAGAACAAAGTTGTAACCGAGTCTGAAAAACTTTTAGACCAATTCCACTCAGAAAGAGCGCAATGGGCAACTCAAGCAATGGAAGACGATGAGTTTCGCAATAATCAACAATGGAAATCTTCTCACGTTGCAACTTTAGAAAAAAGGTCTCAAAACCCTATTGTAGACAATGTTGTTCATCCCGCAGTTGAACAAGCTAAAGCCTTAATTACAGCAAACAAACCAAAATTTCAATCTACAGGTAGAGATGATAGTGACACTAAAGTAGGTAGAATATTTGCAGACATTATGTCTTATATATGGGACAAGTCGAGTGGGAATGTGCAAATCAAACAAGTTGTTGATGATTATTACGTAAAAGGCATGGGGGTTATACAAGCATATGTTGACCCGATGAAAGATTTTGGGCGTGGGGAAGTATGTTTACATAGTATTGACCCCCTTGATGTTTATATAGATCCAAATAGTCGAGATACGTTTTGCAGAGATGCTTCTGATATAATTATTGCGCGACTCTTTACAGAAAAACAGTTAAAGCAGTTATATCCACAAGCAAATACAAAAGATATGGAAACATCTGCGAATGATAGATACCCTGCAATGACGAGAGAGTCTACGCTTGACCAGAGCATTGGGCCAATGTCAAATGACACTTATTCTACTGATACAAAATACTATGAAGTCATTGATAGGTATAAAAAAGAAAAACATAATTATTTTCACGTATTAGACACCTTAACAGGACAAGAAGTCGTTTTAAATAAAAAAGGCTATGCTGAATACGAGCAAGAACAAGCTATTAAAATGACAAACGCTGAGGGTACAAATTATATTACAGAAAAAGCTAGTGTTGCAGAACTGATTGGAATTTATGAAGCAACTGGCGGTATTTATCATTATATGGAAGACTTGCAAACAGGTCAGCCAACAATGATGCCAGGCCCTGAACATGAAGAAGCAATACCTAATAGCGGACATCAAATAGAAATTATTACTAAGGCTGATTTAGTTGAATTAAAAATTATTGTAGCTAATAAAATAAAAACCGACAGAATTAGAAGGATTCTGTGTGCAGGCGGAAAGTTACTCTATGATTATATCATGGACATTGATGATTACCCAATAGTCACGTTAATGAATAGACATAATCGCAATCCTTATCCAATGAGCGATGTACGATTTGTTAAGCCTATTCAAGAGTATGTAAATAAAGTGACTTCGTTAATTATTGCTCACGCATCTAGCTCGACTAACACAAAACTATTAATTCCACGAGGTTCAATGAATCGTAGGCAATTAGAAGAAGAGTGGGCAAGAGCAGGTACAGGCGTAATCGAATTTGACCCTGAACTTGGTACACCAATTGTGGCAGGGCCGATACCATTACCTAACGAACTATATAAAAACAGAGAAGATGCAAAACAAAGCATATATCATATTCTTGGCATTCACCCTTTACAACATGGCGACCCATCTGCCGCTCCAAGCACTTACAAAGGCACTGTGGCTATTGATGAATACGCTCAACGAAGAATTAAATCAAAAATTGACGACCTTGATGAAGCGTTAAATCAAATTGGTAAAATTATTGTTCAGCTAATTCAACAAACATATACCGATGAAAAAGTAGTCCGCATTATGAAACCTGACGGACGATTAGCTGAAGCAACAATGAACCAACCGATTTATGACGATTTTACAAATGAGATTATTGGACGTGTTAACGATGTCACAATTGGCAAATATGATTTAATTGTTGTTAGCGGTTCAACATTGCCATCAAATAGATGGGCAAGGTTTGATTACTACATGACTTTATATGAAAAAGGCATTATCGATGCTCAAGAGGTATTAGAACAAACAGAAGTAGCAGATACAGAAGGCGTTATGCAACGAACAAGTATTATTCAACAACAACAACAAATGATTCAGCAATTAGAAGAGCAGTTAAAGAATACTAAAGGCGATTTACAAACTGCACAACGTGAATCAACGCACGATAGAAAACGTGTTGAAATAGAAAAATTTAAAACAAAGCTGAACTCATCTTCAAATAAGAATGAGTCAGCAAGTAAGCTATTTGAAGCTCGATTAAATGACGAGTTGCGATTAGCTAAAGAAGATTTAAGACGAGAAGAACCAAACCAAGGAACTATTGCTGTTAATTAACAAATAGTCCTTAAGGAGAAACAAATGTCTGAACAAACACAAACCTTGAATGCTGAAGCAACTGAACCTGAATATTTTGATTTAGGAGGAGATGCGCCAATTCAAGAAAGTGGAATAGGTGAGGAAGCAGTTCCAAATCCTGTAGATCAGTTGGAAGGCTATGATGAAAGTCTAGCACCTCCAACAATTCAAAACGAAGAGAGTTTTGGAGTAGAAGAAACTCCAAAAGAAGACACTTCACGTTTTGAATACTGGCAGAGCAAATACGACCAAAAGGCAAGTGAATACAACAAACTGCAAGACCAAATGGGTCAATATGAAAAAGTTGCACCAATTGCAAACTACATTCAAGAAAACCCTGACATCTTAAAAGGCGTTGCTAAATCACTTTCTGGAGATACCCCAACTGTTGCCGATAATAACGAACAGATGGCATCCCCAAAGAAACCAGTGCGTCCCGCTAAACCTGTCAATTACGACTCTTCTGAAGCATACATGGATTCAGAGAGCGCAAGTTATAAGTATCGTGAAGCAATTGATAACTATAGAGATGAAATGATTGATTATAGTGACCAAGCTGAACAATACAGAATAAGAGAATTACAAGCAAAAGAGAATCAAATACGTCAAGCGCAACAACAATATGAAGCGCAACGTCAAACAGATAATACACGAAATGAACTTATGGGTAAGTATGGATATAGTCCTGACAAAGCTCAAGAGTTTATGCAGTATTACTCTAGTCCTGATTCTTTAACTCTAGACAATCTTGTTCGTTTAGATAAAATGCGCTCCGCACCAAGTCAAGCTGAAGTTGAGCAAAGGCAACGAGCCGAAATGATGAAGCAAAAACAAAACACTTTGAATACGCCTCCACCCGCAGGGGTCGTGAGTGCGCAATCAGAGCCTCAAGTAAATGATGAGGATGCTTTTAATCTCGGTTTAATGCGAAACAGAAGATAATGGTTTAAATAAAAACGGAGAAAACATAAAATGGCAAGTAACCCGAAAACACTCGGCTCTTCAGGTGTACTATACACAGATAGACGAGATTTTTACATGCGCCCAAATGTTGTTAAAGAACTCTGGACTGACGTAACCCCTTTTACTACAGTTGTTGCTAATCAGCAAACAATCTCAGGATTAAAAGACCCTCAGTTCAAGATGTTTGAACATCGCAACCCTTGGCAAAAACAACACTTTCAAACTACTACAGCTAGTGAATTATTAGCAGATAACGGAGCTGATACTTTTGCAATAAAATCTGGTTCAGTTGTTGGAATGGAAGGCGAAGGTGGGGATTATGGATATAATAGTTGGATTGGACTTGAATGTGAAGTCTGGTCTGCTTTAACCCCAGGTTCTGATAAGCGAGGCGTAGTATTAATTACCGCTGTTGCTGGAAGTGGTTCAAGTGCAAATATTAGCGTTAAAAACATGGGAGATGCTGCATTTACTCCTGTAAGTGGCGACTATTTAGTAGTTGTTGGTAACGCTTATGGTGAAGGTACATCAGCTGGAACTGCTTGGAGTGATGAATTGCAAGTAGTTTACAATCAATGTCAGATATTCAAAACTCCTCTTCAAATTACTGGTACTCTTTTAGAGTCATCATTAAGAGGTGAGTCATCTGAACTGTCTAGATTAAGAGATCAAAAATCACAAGAACATAAAATTCAAAAAGAACGTGCGTTCTTGTTTGGACGTTCACCAATTAACACATCTGGTGGTTTTGATGATAACTCACTATCTGATGCAAATGGCAATGTTGTTCGTTCTTGCATGGGAATTATTCCTGCAATTGAAAAACATGGTTATGCATCTGGTGCTAATCAAAATAGATTCGAAATATCAGAAGCAAGTTACGCTTATGGTGATTTTGTAGATGACATGGAAAAAGTATTTCAATACGTTCCTGAAGCAGGTGTAAAACGTGCTTTCTGTGGAATGGGTGCAATGAGCTACTTTTCTAAAATGTCTGGTGCTTCTGGAATGGCAGGAAACTCAGGTTGGACTGTAAATCTAGGTGACATGAAACGCGATGCTTTAGGTTTTAACTACAGAGTTCTTGAGTCACCTCATGGAGCAATTCAGTTAATTCCAACTCCAGTTCTAAGAGACGCGTACAACAAAACTATGCTTGTAGTTTCAGATGAAAATCTGTTTCACGCACAGTATAGAGCGCCAAAGTTCCAAGCTAATATCTTAACCGATGATGCTTACGATGGTGTTAAAGACCAGTACATGTCTGATGAAGGAATTGGCGTAACGCTAATTGAAAGTCACAAGCTATTTAACATCGTAGCGTAAGGGAGGTTAATTATGGCTAGACCTTATTTAGGTGGTTCAAATGCGGGTGTTAAAGCACTTACTGCAAGTGCAACACTGCAAAAAGCTGATAATGGTAAAGTAATAGTCTTCACACCTCCAAGTAGTGCAGGTGCTTTAGTTGTTACCTTACCAGCTTGTGATAAAGGAATAGAGTTAAAAATCATTCAGATTAGCGCCTATGATACAGCAGTATGTAAAGTACTTTCTGCTGAAGGCAATAATCTTGTGGGTGGTATAATGGCTCAAACAGGAACTGGTGACAATGCAGCTGGAACTGATGATTTTATTCAGTTTGGTTCTGCAACTGTTGCTGGTGACTATGTTTCATTAGTGTCCGATGGTTCAAAATGGTATATCGTTGATAGTTGCTCTAAAGTAACTACAAATGGAATAGCATTTGGTGCATCGTAATAGAAAATAAAGAGTGAGGGGCTTTATGCCCCTCCTCTTATGGAGAAATTATGAAAAAAAAGAAAATGGTTAAAAAGAAAGCGGTCAAACCGAGTAAAAAAAAAGACCCAGTTATGGACGCTCTAAGAAAGCCTATTAAAATTTTATAAAAAAATGGGGGTGGTGAAAGAAATCAAGGTCGGTGAAACCAAGGTCGATTTACTGCTCCCGAAGCTTTAATTAAATATGACTCTAACATTTGCAACAAGAATACAAGACTTAGTAGGAACAGCAGTTACTGATGATAATGCATTAACTGAGTGGCTTACTGAAGAAGCTGTAAACGCTATTGATATTATGAACTCAGAAATGCTTGTGTCAGCATCATCTACACATAGAATGAAAGATAGTGAACTTTTTAATGATTCTAATAGAAATGTAGGTGGGAGTACAAATCATTCTGCTACCTTAACTACATTGCCTACTACAAGCGGTGGTAGTTTAAAAGTAGGTGATATTATAGCAAGTAAAAGCGGCAGTACTACATACTCAGAAAGAATGAAAGTATTAGCTGTAAATACCAATGACATTGAAATAGAACGAGCAGTAAATGGCACTACTGCTGATATTGTTGCTGGTGGCAGAGATATAATAAAAGTATTAGAACATTCGTTTAATACTAGAAAATTTAAATTATTAGAAGTTAATAGAGATGGGTATAGTGCTAAACTTATACCTAGTGGGTTAGTTCAACAATCTAACGACCCTAATTCGATACATTTTGCAACAAAAAGAAGTCCAGCTTATTTTATTAAAAGTGGCAATATTTATATAAGACCATTTGTAAACGGATATGAACAAGGTGAAATAATAGGTTTAGTATATCCAATTGTTAAATACAACATGAAATCTACTACTGATCTTCCAATACAAGCTGAAGATTTTATTGTAATAGGTGCTGCAAGAAAGTATTTAGTTAGGTCTATGTATGAAGAATTTGCACAATTACCTGCTGGTATTACAAAACCTTCAATAGCAGGTACAACAGAAGAACTTACTACTACATTAAGTACAGCTAATTCTAAAACAGATTTTAGTGATTGGTTTGAAGTTGCGGGTGATATGATACAAACAGATGAAGATGTTGAATTAGCGTCTGCTCAATTGCAAAAAATTGGTACATACATACAAACTCATCAAGAAGAATTGTCTGCAAAAAACACAGTGTTTTCAAGTGCATTGCAACGAGCATCTACTAAATACAATTGGTTTATAGCACAATATGATAAGCTTACTCAAATGTATAACGAAAAAGCACAGATACTTAGAGGAGTACAGCCACAAGCATGACACAAGCACAAATGATTGAAATTATACGTA